GTAGAGGGTCAGCGCGCGCTCGAAGTCGAAGGCGGCCCCGGTCATCAGTTCCGGCCCCAGCTCGTAGACCGCGTGGGCGTAGGGCGGCTCCTTCTCGACGGCGATGAAGCGGAAGCCGAGGACGCGGCACTTGTAAGCCGACTCGACGGCGTGGCGGTAGAAGTATGCCTGGAGAGCATACTTGTATTTGCGGACGGACTGAAGGAAGCCGTGCGGGCTGGCGTCCTCGCAAGTCTTCAGATCGTAGATGTAGCCGTCGTCGGAGATGCCGTCGATGGCACACTTGACCAGGGTATCCCCGAGGAAGGCGGTGAACATCACTTCGGTCTTTGTCAGGACGATGCCATTATGCTTCATGCAGGCCGCAGCGGAGTTGGCCACGGCGTCGACGAGGGCACCCTCTTCGGCGGTCAGGATGGCCTTGCCTTCGTTAGCGGTGACGAACTCGGCCCACTCGGCCTTGCCTTCCTTCGTGCGCTTGTCGACGTCCGGGGCGATGGCGTGGGTGGCGTTGTAAGCGTCGAGCCCTTCGAGGGCGAGCTTGTGGACGGCGGTGCCTACGCGCAGGGCCTTGGACTCCTCGCGGGTGCGGGAGAGGTAAGCCTGGTAGTGAGCGGGGGACTTGAGCAGTTCCTTGGCGCCGGATTGGTTAAGCGCTTGGATGCCGTCATAGATGACGCGTTCGGTGATGAGGTCGGGCATGGGTATGTTATTGGGTGTTGGTGGGAAATCAGTCGTTGTCGTCTTCGGTGACGAGTTGAATGGATACGCGGACGAAGTATCCAACCATTAATCCTAGAAAGAAATTAAGCATCAGAGAAGGGCCATGATGGCGTCGGCCTGATCGGGGCGGCGGCGCTTGATGGCGGTCACGCACATGGTCGAGCCCACGGCGAAGCGGGAGCAGGCGACCGGGCGGTTGGCGTAGGTCTTGCACTTACCGGAGCCGGACAGGTGCGGGCAACGGGAAGGCAGTTCGGCGTAGGTGCGTCCGACGATCATGAAGACCTCGCCGCGGGCGGCGTAGAACTCGGTCGTAGTCGGGGACGCGTCGATGGGGAGCAGGATGCTCTCACAGCACGCACCCTTGCAGAGTTCACAGGCTGTCATCTTCGGGGCTGGCTTCTTCGACCGAGGCAGAGATGCGGCGCACGTCTTCGAGGGCGGCCTCGGCGGCGTTCTCCATGGCCTCGAGCGTGTTCCGCAGGACGCGCAGCTGGACGACGAGGACGTGGACGCGGTCATGGAGCGGCTTGACCTGGGCGGACTCATCAGCGGTCTCGATGTGATCCGTGAAGACCTGAAGTTCGGTGATGGCCGAGCGATTCAGGTCGGACAGCGTGATGAGGTCGGCGTCGTGCTGTTCATAACGTCCGGCGATGTGCTGGACCGTGGCGAGGGAGCCGGTGATGTTCTCCACTAAGCGCTTGATGTTGTCGCGGTTGGTCATCGGTTGAAAGCAAGTTCCTTTATTTCTCCATTCGGAGCAAGCGTGAAGAAGCGGACATCAGATCGGGCGAAGGACGGGTAGGTCTTGCGCTTCCACGCGTTGAGGTCGGTCATGAAGTCGGCGGACTTGCGGGTCGTGAACTCTACGTACGGGAAGCCGTCAAGGAAGAGGAGCAGGGCGTACTGCTTCGGCACGGTGGCCGCAATCTTCTCGATGCCCTTGGGCACGGTGCTCATTCTTGACTGCCTTTAGCGCGGTTCCACTTGGCGACGGTGGCGGTCATAACGGCGCGGGAAATCTGACAGGTAATCATGTCGGACCCAAGGAGGTCATCCATGACGCGGGCGAGTTCGTTCCCCGCGTAGACGAGGTTCTTTTCCTTGGCGTCCTTGGCCGCGTTGAGGTTGCCCTGGTGCAGGGCGCGCATCGCCATGTTGACCGGGTCGAAGGGGTCGATGGGGGCTTGGCTCATCGGGTGAGGGGGCGAGGGGTGGCAGGGCTGGGGGCAGGGGCTACGGAGGCCGCAGGGCGGAAGCCGGCTGAGGCCACGGCGCCGTCATCGTCGAGGTCTACCGAGATGCCGCAGGCGGTCTGGATGGACTGGCGGCGGATGTAGGTGATGGCTCCGCCAATCTGCTGGGCGGTCAGGCCATCGGCCTTGACCATCAGTTTGCCGAAGTCGAAGCGTTCGCCGGACGCGTGGAGGAAGGCGGTGGACACGCCGACCTTGCCGTCCTCGCTGACGAGCGTCTGGATCAGGGCGAGGTCGTGGTCGAGCAGCACCGGCTTGATGGCGTCGAGCAGGGCGTCGAGGGAGACGTACTTGGCCTTGAAGGCGGGGTTGATTTTGTTGGCCTTGACGTTGTCGAGCTCTGCGAGCGCGGCGACGAGGGAGCCAGTGGCGGTTTGGGGGGTCTTGGGCGTGGTCATGGTGGGAAATTATTTGTTGGGCTCGTTAGCGGCCTTGGCGACTTCACCGGCCTTGATGGTGGCCTCGATGTCGGCGAGGGACATCCGGGTGTAGCCAGGGACGAAGAGGTTGTAGTAGGTCACGCCGTTGCGGACGGTGGGCGTCAAGAGTCGGGCGACCTTCTGGTCGGGTAATACGATGTATGACGAGTCCGCGATGATGCGGTAGTCGGCGGGGAGTTTCGGGTCTTTCTTCATTGAGGTTGGGAGAGTGGTGCAACGTGCAGGACTTTCACCTGCTTTAAATCACATCGCCGCGGGCGTAGTGTGATATCGGGTTAACGACCCGGTGCTTCGTATCTTCAGCTCTACGTTGCGTAAATGGGTTAGTTGATGGCGCCGCGCTTGGCTGAGTCGAAGATGAGGAGGGCGTCGGCGTTCCATAGGGTGACGTCGACGGTGGGGAACAGTTCGCAGGCCCGGGCCTTCAGCTTGTTCTTCCACTGGGTCGTGGTCAGATCGCCCTTCGTGCCGCAGGTGTGGGTCTTCTGCCAGACGGCGGGACGGATGCGGTGAATCTTCCATCCCATGGCGACGGCGGCGCCGTAGAGGACGCCGGTGTTCCACATCAGTTTGCCGATGGCGGAGCCGGGGATGTTCTTGCCGGCGAACAGCGGCGGCTCCTCAAGGTAAAGGCTGACGTCCTTGGCCTTGCAGCTGAGATCCGCGAGGAGTTGGCAGACCTCGACATCAGAGCCGGGCATCTTGGCGGTCTCGACGGGGTCGCCGTCCAATGCCCAGCAGATGCCTCCTTGTACGCCTGGGTCAATCGCCACGGTGAGATGCATGGGCAAGACCCTTGTCACTTGCCACGCTGGGACAAGCGGAAAAGGTTGCCCACGCGTTCGGCGTAGTCGTTCGGCCGGAACTTTCGTTCGACGGCGCCTGACCATCCGACGTTCCAGACCAGGGCGAGTTCTTCAGGGGTCGGCGTAGGGATGCCGATGCGCTTGAAGTTCTCGCGGATCGTGCGGAGGTGGGCGGCCGCGATCATGTCCTGGGCGGTCGCGTCCCGCCACTTCGACCACTGGAAATGATGGTGGCCTTCCCGCTTCAGGCGCTCGTTGGCGTCGTCCCAAGCCTGACGGCCTACCTGATACATTCCGCGTTCACCGGCCTTGCCGACGGCCTTGCGGTTCTGGCCGGACTCGACGACGGCGATGCACTCGAGCAGGGTGGCCTCAGCTGCGGCGGCGGCGTTGAAGCCGAGGAGCAGCAGGGCGACGATGGAGAAGGCGCGCATGGGCTTATGCACGGGGCTTGCCCTCCTTGGCGGGTTTGTCTTCGCAAATGCGATACCTTCCTCCCACATTGGAAAAGGTGTAGCATCCGCAAGGCTTACCCTTCCGGCATCGGCGTTCAGTCCACTCAAAGCAGGAAAGGTAAGACCAAACGGCATAGAGCAATGCTCCACCAGCCGCACCGATGATGAACCATTCGGCGCTCACGACTGCTTGCCCTCCTTGGCGGCGAACCAAGCCTTTACGAATGGTTCAGCGACTGGGTGTTCGGTGACCACATAGACAAGGTTATCCCCGGCCTTGGTCAGCCGCTCGACCTCGGCCTTGAGGCGGGCGTAGTCCTCGTAACGGACAAACTCTCCTTCTTTGTGTTGTATCAGCAGGCAAGAATAGCCTTTCGGTCCAAGGTTGCAGACATCCGACATATATCGC